ATCGCCGCAGCCATTGCTGCCGAAATGAAGCCATTGAAGGACGAACTTGCCGCAATTAAGGGCGAGAAAACTGCAAACAGCCGCAAGGCTGCTTTGAACAAGGTCTTGGAAGGCGCACCCGAAAAAATCCGTCAGCGTTACGAAAAGGACTTTGCGCGAATGACCTTCAACGACGACGAGGATTTTAACGCCTGGATTGGTGAGATTACCCCCGATGTCGAGGCTATCACGAGCGATTTCAATGCAAAGGGCGGCGTAGTTGGCAGACCAAAGGGAGGCGCAGCCGGAAACGGGGACAAAGAGAACCCGCACTTGAAGGCTCGCATCGCAGAAAGAGAGGCGGCAACGACGACCCCCGCCATTGTTGGGTTGTCAACTGAAACCAAATAATCAGTATGGAAGTAAATTTCAAGCACAACGACCCTGCTGCTGTTGAGCCAATTCGCATTGAGCAGGTGTTCGCGGAAAAGCCGGGCGGCGGCTTGGTCGAAAATCCGACCTTCGACGCTCCCGCCACAACTGCCGTCGGTGAGAAGGACGGAAAATTCGCACTGATTAAGGCTTACCGACTTGTTGCAGCCGTAGCAGAAAGCGACACTACCATTAGCATTGCAAAGGGTAGCGGTGTTGCTGTTGGCGACGTTATCGCAACGGGCAAGAAGGGCGTTGCTTGTACAAAGGTAGATACATCTGCCGCTGACAAGGATGTCGTTACCGTTACGCTGGGTGTAGAGGTAGCCGCAGGCAAGGTGCTTTACCAGGCGAAAGCCGCAAGTGCTGATGCTGCAACACCTTTGCTCACTCCCGTATATGTCACGGGCAACGGCTTGAAGGCAAACGAGGGCGACCAGCCAGTACGCCTTATCAACGGTGCAAATTTGAGAAAAGAAACGGCGAACATCGCCAGCGAGGTAGCCGCATTGCTGCCAACCATTCATCTTGTGTAAGGAGGATTGATTTATGGCAGATATGAATAAACCCCTATTTGACATTGACCAGCCCGGTATGCAGGTCGCTGTCAATTCGTATAAGCCCGGTAACGGCTTGGCGTGGCGACAACTCTTCCCGTTGAAGTACACACCTAAATTCGACCTCAAAGGCTTGGAGGGCAACGAGGGTATTCCCGTTGCTGCTGACCGCGTAGCGTTCAACACCAAGGCACCAAAGAAAACCCGTAAAACGGTTGGTTCTTGGAGCGGCAAACTCGGCAAGTACGCTGTTTCTCGCGAGAAGGACGAAATCGCAATCAACGAGTACAACGACTTGCAGACACTCGCCGCTGCTAACACAGAGGACACTGCAACCGCTCGCTATCTCGTGGATTTGGTTTACGACGACCTCGACTTCTGCAACTCCGCAATGGACTACAAGGTTGAGATTGACGCTATGCGTATCGGTTGTTCGGGTCAGCAGACATTCTCAAAGTCTATCGACGGCGATATGGCTACCGAGGATGTTATCAACTTCAATGTACCGAAGGATAACTTCGTTGGTGTTGAAACCAAGTTCAGCGACACAGAGAATGCAGATGCGTTGAAGGTAATTGCTGCAGAGCAGGAGAGAATAGCTAAGAAGGGCTTGAAGAAGCCTATGTACGCTATCTTGGAGAAATCCAAGTTCGAGCAGATTTGCGCACAGAAGGCTACCGCTCGCCGCCTCTTCCCTCGCTACGACCAGACGCTTGTTACAGCGGATATGATTTCGCTCGACAGCATCAACGCTTATATGCGCGGAAAGGGTTATCCGCAGCTGCTTGTTCTCGACACCTATGCTACCATTGAGCATAAGGACGGCAAGCAGGAAACTATCAAGCCTTGGAATGAGAATGTAATTACACTTTCGCCCGTTCCCCAGCTTGGTCATACCTACTACAAGCCAGTGCCTAATGTTCCTAACACAGAGGCATTGCAGCAGCAGGCAGCCTACTATAAGATGACCCGCTACTCGGAAATCAACCCGATGTTGGAGGTTACTATGGCAGAGGCTTATGTTCAGCCGGGCTTGATTAACCGTGCATCACTCGTGTTCATCAATACCGAGGCAACAACTTGGAACAACGGAGCAGCGAAGTAGTATGAATGTTCTACAATCATTGAGAAGCCTATCAAGTTATCCTATCCCTACGGCTACGATTGAAGATGTAGCCGAGGGGGTAGGCTTGGCTATTGATACCGAATTGACGCAGGAACTCCGCAAGGACAAGCGTTTCAAACGCGCACAAGCCCGCGTGTACATATTCCTTTCGGAAGCACCCAATGTGTCGCAGGGCGGTATCTCGTACAGCTTTTCGGAGGAGGAACGCAGACGCTTTCGATTGAGGGCTGAAAGTCTATTGGAACAGATCGGCGACGCGACCAGCGAAACCGGAGTTGAGTACGGTTATAAGGGTGAGGACTTATGATAATTGAAAACGGAACATTGCAGACGATTGAAAAGACGGGCGGCGGTATGAAGAACGGCAAGCCCGTAAAGGTTGAAGAGGTAGTCGGAAACCCCATTCCCTGCAACCTCAAAACCATAACGCACAACCACAAGGGAAAGACCATTGACGGCGTATTTACGCAAGCCTCTTTCGAGGTGTTGATTGATGTTCCCGTGTTCTCGGCTGAAAGGGTCATTCTGACTGATAACCGAGGTGTGCGCTTGGGTGAGTTCCGGGTACAAGATATTCAGCACCTCGATTGTGTAAATGCTGTAAAAATTACCGTCTGATATGCCTATCAAGCGAATAACACCCAAAGGAGCAGCGAAAGCCTACCTTGACAAGCAGTTAAAGATGTGGCAGCAAGCCATAATCAATAACCTTGTGTATGTCGGGGAAAGCGCATTGAAGCAAGCCCGTAACGGACACCGCTATCAAGACCAAACGGGAAACCTTACAAGTTCCATTGGCTATGCGATAGTTGTAAACGGGCAAGTATTCAAGCAAAGCATTTTTGATGTTGTGAAGGACGGTAAAAAGGGGGCAAGCGAGGGCAAGAAATTCTTGCAGAAACTTATATCGCAGAACTCGAAAGGTATTGTGTTTATAATGGTCGCAGGAATGCCGTATGCGCAGTATGTGGAGGCAATGAGCCTCGATGTGCTGGACTCGGCAGAGGTAATGGCGAAGAAGATGTTACCAAATATATTCAAAGCATTGAAACTATAACGATATGGCAAGAAAAAACACTATCACGATTGAGCAGGAGATTTTGACGGCGTTAGAACCTCTCTTTGCTGGCAGAATTTCGGGTAGCCTCTATCCGAGCGACTGCCGCCCGCTCAATTCGCAGTTGGAAGATGTCGTTATCACGGTTTCAAGCGCATCTGCTGAACAAATCCAGGAAGGCAGGGCAAGGGTGAATATATATGTTCCCGACATTGACAACAATTCGGGACGGCTCGTGCCGGATAAGGAGCGACTTGAAGAACTCGCAGCACTCGACGAAGAGGTGCTTGCCGTTCTCAATGAAGCTGACACCGACTTCGATTTTGAACTTTTCCAAGCAACAGCCGCCATTGCTGACCCCAATATAAAGCAGCATTTTGTGAATATCAATTTAGAGTTTAAGTACATAACATTTAATTCTTGAAACTATGGCAAAGAAGAATATCAAAATGGCGTGGTCGAAGTGTACCATTGAAATTGGTAAGGCTGGCGACGACGGTTCTATGGCTACCGAGTTGACAAGTATCGGTACTATCAAGGACAAATCTTCAACGCTCGAACCTTCTGACGGCGAAACTCTCGAAGCGAAGGCAACGGGAGGTGAAACCGTAGCGAAGGAAGCGCAGGAAGGCGGTTTGACGCTCAAAACCCGCGTTATCGAACCCGAAGACACTCTGCTGACAACCCTCGGAATTGCAACGACCGAGGGCGAAGAGTTGAAGGTAACAACCCACCTCGTAGAAGGCGATTGGTCAGTTAAGGTTACACCGAAGAATGTAGGCGCAAAGGGCATCAAGGTTCCTTGCTCTACAATCACCTACAAGCCCGGCTGGAGCGAAGAGGAAGGTAACTACGCTGACATCGAGTTCGAGATTATCAAGGGCGCAGCAGGCTACTGGTACTCAAAGTTTACCAAAAAGGCTGCAGAGCAGACCCAGCAGTCGTAGAACGGTAGGGCTTTCGTCTATCGGATAGGACGCGCCGCCCAGCGGCGAAAGTCGGGTTCGACTCCCGAAAGCCTTCAAATTGAATTTTCAGTTATGGAAAGCATAGAGAAAAAAGTAACAGACGCAATCCTTCAACGTGCTTCTTTGAGCATTGAGATTGAAGGCAACGAATATCCGATCGCACCCGCAACACCCGCGACGCTCATCCTTGTATCGGAACTCATAGCAGAAATGCCGGAGGTACGAAGCGAGGTGGATAACATATTGTTTGAAACGCTCCGTACAGCCCGCGACTGCAAGGTTGTAGGAAAGATTGTCGCAACGCTCATTCTTGGAGCAAAGCGAATAAAGGAGCATCGAACCTTGACGATTGAGAAGGTCAGCAACTCTCGCCATTTCTCTTGGCGAAAATTACGCTTTATAAACGAGGTCAAGAAGGAGTTCGAGGAGGTTAGCGAATTTGAACACCTCTCAACGCTGATACTTGAAAATTGTTCCCCTGCCACTATCGGGCAGGTAGTCAGCAAACGCCTAATCGATATGGGGTTAAGCGATTTTTTCGGGCTTACCACTTCCCTCAGCGAAGCAAATCTGCTAAAAAGCACAAAGGAAGTGGAAGCGACTCAATTTGGGGAATAGTTTACGGCTGGGCTAAACTCTTCGGAACAACGCCCGATTATGTGTTGTACGAAATGAGCTACGAGAACCTAATTATGTACGGTTGCGCGGCTCCCCATTACGACGACGAAGAGGACGATTGGGACGAGAGCCTGGACGCAAACAATCCCGACAATTTCAATAGTGATAACGACGACGAAGAGGAATTTGTACGATGAACAATCAAGACGGAAAAACATATTTCTCGCTCGGGATTAAGAACGCCCAATTACAGCGGGACGCAGAACAAGCGATAAAGATATTTAACGGCATTGGCGACGAAGCCGAGCGCGAAGGAAAGCGTATTGACGAAACCTTCAAGAACATCGGGAAAGCCGCCGCAGCCTATTTTACCGCAACTCAAATTTGGGAGTTCGGCAAATCCGTTGTGAACGCACGCAAGGAAATAGAATCGTTTGAAATCAGTTTTTCAACCCTTCTCGGTTCGGAGCCGAAAGCAAAAGCGTTCTTTGCAGAAATAAAAGATTTTGCCGTCAAGACACCTCTTCAACTTAACGATATTGCAGGAGCAGCGCAAACGCTTCTTGGTTTTGGTATATCTGCCGAGAAGATTATGCCTATTTTGCGACAGCTCGGCGATGTGTCTATGGGTAATGCGGAACGCTTCAAGTCGCTTGCTCTCGCCTTTGCGCAGGCTACAAGTGCTGGCAAATTGCAGGGTCAAGACTTATTGCAGATGATTAACGCAGGCTTCAACCCGCTTAATGAAATCGCCAAGAAAACGGGCAAAAGCATCGGTCAATTAAAAGACGATATGTCGAAGGGCAAAATATCAGCCCAAGACCTTGCGGACGCTCTCGCAAGCGCGACCGCACAAGGCGGTCAGTTCTACGGTATGCTGGAGAAGCAGAGCAAGGGCATTGAAGGCGCGTTGTCAAACCTCGAAGGCGCGTGGAACGACGCTCTGAATGAAATCGGAACATCGGCGCAAGGTGTGTTTACTGACGCTATCGGTTTAGCCACAGCGGCAGTTCAGAACTACGATGTATTCATTAAAACCATTCTTTCCCTCGCAGCAGCTTACGGAACATACAAGGCGGTTCTTATGGCGACCTATGTCATTCAGAAATCGCAGGTGCTTATTGAGAACATTCGCCTGGTAATGATGTTTCGCAAGGAACTTGGCTTGCTGACAGCCGCACAGCAGGCGTTCAACCTTACAGCGTTGAAGAACCCTTACATACTCCTTGCCTCTGTTATCGTCGGAACGATTACGGCTCTTGTCCTTTTCAATAAGAAGGAGGACGAAACCGCAAAGGTTATAGACGAATGTAACGAGAAAATCAAGCAGCAGGAAGCCGCTTTGGAGGAGTTGAAGAACCGCAAGGACGCTGTTTTGGAAGCGGAGAAGGAAGCCGCCAAAAGCACAGCAGACCAAATCAACCAAATTGAAATTCTCAACAATACTATTCACGATGAAACAGCCTCGATAGACGACCGCCGAAAGGCTATCAAGCAAATGCAGTCTATCGTGCCTAAATATCACGCAGAACTCGACGACGAAGGACGCTTGCATAGAGAGAACAAGAAAGCGATTGACGAGCATATAGAGAGCCTAAACCGCCTTGCGTTGGCAAAGGCTCTTCAAGCGAAGCGCGAGGAACTTGTTGCACAAAGAGTGAACGCAGAGTTAGATCGTCGAGCAGCGAAAAAAGAGGAGGCAGACGCACAGAAGGGTGTAGATGATGCAACGCGGAAGGTGTCTAACGAGCAAGCCGCCTACAACTGCCGTATGGACGAATGGGACAAGGCTACTATTGAAAGCGATAATTGGTTTGTTCGAGGCGCATTTGCAAGCACAGAAGGACAAATGAGCCGTCAAGGAACTGCTATGGCTGAAAGAACCGCATTGAACGCCGCAGAGAATAACCTAAAAGCCGCAAACAAGGTTCTTGAAGTTGCGCAGGGCGCGGTAGCCGTTGCGGACGCAAATATAGCAGCCGCACAAGAGGATATCGCCGTGCTGGACGAAATGATGAAGGACTATGACGAGGAATTGAAGAAAATCGCCAGCGGAAAGGTTACGACCACCGTTGACCCGAAGGAGGCGAAAAGATTTGCCAACTACACCTCATTGCAGGAGAAGCAAGCAATTGAAGCCGCCCGCGCCGCAAAGGATATGGAGTTTGCTGTTGAGCAATCCCGCATAGACGCTATGGCAGAGGGAAGTGAAAAAATCCTTGCTCAAATGAAACTCGACCACGCCAAAGAGCAGGAAGAGCTGGAGCGCGAGAAAGCCGACTACCTACAACGCAAGATTGACAACGCGAAGGCTGCTTTCGAGGCAAACCCGGCTAACAAAGACAAGGTTTTCGACGGTTCGGGGATAACCCTCACGAAAGAGGAAAATGACGCTTTCGAGGCTCGCAAACAAAACCTCGCCAAGAAGCAGTCTAATGACGCTCAAAACCTCGCCAAGAAGCAGTCTAATGACGCTCAAAACCTCG